GCTGCGCTTCCGCCCGCTGGAGGGCGACCGCGACGCCGAGAAATACCAAGGCCAACAATTCAGCCGGGTGTACGTCGAGGAGTTGACCAACTATCCCGAGCCGCGCCCGGTCGATAAAATGAAGGCCACGTTGCGCAGCGCTAGCGGTGTGCCCGTGAAATTCAGGGCGACAGCCAATCCCGGCGGGCCGGGGCATAATTGGGTCAAGCAACGCTACATCGACCCGCACCCGCTGGGCTATCAGGCGTTCGCTGATGAAAGCGGTCAACGCAACCGCATCTACATCCCGGCTCGGGTGCATGACAACCGCCGATTGCTGGCGAGTGATCCGGGCTATGTGGAGCGCCTGAAGCTATCGGGCTCTGCCACGCTCGTGAAGGCATGGCTGGACGGCGACTGGAGCGTCATTGAGGGTGCTTATTTCGACTGTTGGAGCAATGAGCGTCACGTCATCGCGCCGTTTGAAATCCCGAAGCTCTGGACGCGCTTCCGCGCAATGGACTGGGGAAGCGCGGCACCTTTTGCCGTCTACTGGATTGCGGTGGTTTCAGACCCGCACGACACTGGAGGACGGCTACTGCCCCGAGGCTCTCTCGTTGTGTATCGGGAGTGGTATGGCGCTACAGGCCCGAATGTCGGCCTCAAGCTCACGGCAGAAGCTGTTGGCCGAGGAATCGTAGAGCGCGAGGCCGGAGACAAGGTGGATTACGGCGTGCTCGATCCTGCCGCATTCGCGCAAGACGGCGGCCCGTCGATTGCGGAGCGGCTCGTGAATGCCGGGGCGATGTTCCGTCCGGCGGACAATCGCAGGGCAGGCACGCTTGGTCACAGCGGTGGGTGGGATCAGCTACGGCAGCGGCTGGTCGGTGATGATGACGGCAAGCCCATGCTCTACGTTTTCGCCACGTGCAAGGACTTGATACGCACGCTGCCAGTTCTCCAGCACGACCAAAATCGGCCCGAGGACGTTGACACAGACGGCGAGGACCACGCGGCGGATGCGCTTCGCTACGGCGTGATGAGCCGTCCCTGGACGCGCCCGGCCCCACAGAAGCCGAAGCCAAGGCCGATCACGAAACTATCGGACGTGACGCTCGATCAACTCTACGCCGCCCACGAGCGCGGCAATCGCAAGGGGCGCATTTGATGGCGACGAATTTCGAAGCGCGGCTCGCTGATGTGCAGACACTGGCGTCATCGACCGGCGGCCACCCGCAGGCGTGGTACGACCTGTTCACGGCGGCGGGAATTACGACCGGCTCGTTTAACGAGCGATGGCTAGCGTGGCTCGCGGCTAAAACAGGTGTCGCTGTAGGGGCCACAGGAGGCTTGCCGCGCCAGCTTCAGGAATACGCCGACGACCGATCGGCGACCAATTGGGACAGCGTGACGGATATTCCGAGCTGATGGCGGACGAACAAAACGAACCGACCGAAGGCGGGTATGACGCAGATGCTCGCGATCTCGCGCGCCGGTGGCTTGCGCAGATCAACAAGTGCGAGCGGCACAACAAGAAATGGATCGACCGCGCAGACAAGATCATCAAGCGGTTTCGCGATGATGATGAGAGCATCGAGTTGCGCGCCCGCGCAAAATTCAACGTGCTTTGGTCGAATGTCAAAACTCTGCAACCCGCGATCTATGCACGCACGCCGAAACCGCAGGTCACGCGCCGATACGATACGGGCGACCCTACGATTCGGCTCGCCACGCAAATCCTAGAGCGGTCGCTAATTTATCTTGTCGATGAAACGCACTTCGACGAGGCGATGAAGGCGGCGCGAGACGATTACCTCTTGCCGGGCCGTGGCACGGTCTGGGTTCGGTACGTCCCGGAGTATGGAGACGAGCAGCGCCCAGAAATTCCCGTCACGCAGACCGATGACGGGCTGTACCTCAACCCAAGGGGCGATGGGTTTCTCGACCCGGCGCAGGTTCAGCAGGGGCCTGGCGGACCGATGATTCTCGACGAGCCGTTTCGCCCGCTCGTGTATGAGCGTCTCGCGCTCGACTTCGTGAGTTACAAGGATTTTTTGCACGACAACGCGCCGACATGGCCGCAGGTCAAGTGGATCGCGCGCCGGGTGCATTTGACGAAATCGCAAGCGGGGCAATCGTTCGGGCGAGAGATTGCCGCTCGGATGAAATTCGCGACGGGCGGCAAGGGCGATGACGAAGAGACCAAGGCTTATTATGGGACGGCTGAGGTTTACGAGATTTGGGACAAGGAGCGCCGGGAGGTTGTTTGGGTCTCCGAGGCGATTGACGGTTCGTTCGTCAAGCGCGAGACCGATCCGCTCGGACTGCGTGAATTTTGGCCGTGCCCGATGCCGATCTGGGCGACGCTCGCGCCGGGCAGCCTGACGCCGATTGCGGACTACGTGCAGTACCAGGATTCAGCCGCCGAGATGGACACGCTGACGGGGCGCATCGAAGCGATCTCGACGGCGATCCGCGTCTCTGGCGTCTATAACGCGAATGTGGCCGAGCTTGGTCACCTGCTCAGCGGCGAGCATGAGAACAAGCTGATCCCGTCCGCGCAATGGGCGGTTCTGGCGCAGAATGGCGGCCTTAAGGGGCAGATGGATTTTTTGCCGCTCAAGGAATGGGTCGACGCGCTCACGTCGCTGTATGCGGCGCGGGAGCAAGCAAAATCCGTGATGTACGAAGTGACGGGCATTTCGGACATCATGCGCGGCCAGACGCAGGCCAGCGAGACGGCGACGGCGCAGCGGATCAAGGGTCAGTTTGGTACGCTGCGACTGCAAGACCGCCAGCGGGAGATGGCGCGATTCTGCAAGGACACGGTTGCAATCATGGCCGAGATCGTTTGCGGGATGTTCCAGCCGCAGACGATCCTGGAGATCAGTGGTTTCGGTGCGGAACAAAATGCTGGGCAGGCGATTGCCTTGCTCAAGGACGACGCGATGCGTGGGTTTCGCCTGGACATTGAGACGGACTCGACACTTGAGCCGGACCGTGATGCCGAAAAGGCGGCCCGTGTTGAGTTCCTGACGGCGGTGTCTCAATTCATGGATAAGGCCGTGGTGGCTGGACAGCAATTCCCGGCTCTAGCTCCACTCCTCGGCGAGTTCCTCATGTTCGGGATTCGCGGGTTTCCGATTGGGCGCGATCTCGAACAGCGAATGCAAGAGACGATGGATCAGCTTGCGCAGGCGGCGCAGCAATCCCAAGGGCAGCCCTCGCCGGAGCAGCAGAAGGCGCAAGCCGATCTTGAGGCAGCGCAGCAGAAAGCGCAGATGGACGCTCAGATCGCGATGCAGAAGGCTCAGGCCGATGTGCAATCGGCGCAAGCCAAGCTGCAAGGCGAGATGGAGATGGCGCGCGCCCGGTTGCAATTGGAGCGTGAAGAAATGATGGCGCGCATCCAGTTGGAGCGCGAGAAGCTGGCGGCGGAAATCGCGCTTGAGCGCGAAAAGGCGGCTGCTGACATCGAGATCAAGGCGGCCACGGCGCGAATGAATATGCAGGTCAGAATGGAGCAACCGCAAGGAACGGCATGATGCAAGCACAGCAGGACATCGAGAACGTCATCGCGAGTCTCAAGCGGCGCGTGAAGGAGCTTGAGGTCGAGAACGGCGAGCTAACGGCGCAGGTCATGCAATTGTCGGTGGCGACCGAGGCTATGGAACTGATCGACAAAGAACTTCCGTGGGAACTGGCGCAGCATTTCACGAGGCGTGAATCGTTCATCGTTTCTATGTTGATGAAGCGAAAAGGGCGTGTTGTTCCTCGCGCTGCAATTCATGCGGCGATGTATCCCGACAGTGACGTTGAGCCAAAGATCATTGATGTTTTTCTTTGTAAAATTCGCGCCAAGATGATCGCGAGCAACTTGCCATACACGATCGAGACGGCGTGGGGGCAAGGGTATGCGTTACACGATGCAAAAGCGAAAGATGCCGAACCAGCGCCGGTAACGGCGACGGATCGCGTTATCAGAGCCATTCTGAATGCGTCTCCGGTATGGAAAAGCGTGCGGCCCTTGGCTCAGGCAGCGCGATGCTCGCTTCATCGCTTGGCAACCGATAAATCGTATATCGTGGCTACGCTGAAGAAGCGCGGCATGAAACTCGAAGAACGCGGCGCTGGCCCCAACGATCGCCCGAATAGTTACTGGTGGAGAGCGGTGGCCCTATGAGCCGCCAACGGCTCTGCCGTGCGTGCGGCAAGTGGCATGACACTGACGCAGAGTGGCCGGATGCGTGCATCGGGCACTTTCGGAAATACGATCCGCGCCCGCAGATCCACGTCATCAAGGACATCGAGCCCTACAAGAATGTGATCGACGGCAAGGTCATCAAGTCGCGCCGTCATCATCGGGATTTTTTGCGCGCGCATGGGTGCATCGAAGTCGGCAACGAGTTCGTGCGCCCGAAACGTGAAGTCAAACCGCCGCCCGGTCTTGTCGACGACATTCGGGCGGCCATTAGTCAGGTAAGGAACAAATGATGGACGGTGCAGACGATCTCAGGGGCGATATTTCGGCGGCGATGGAAGGCGCTGGAAGCGATCCATTTTCGGCGGGCGGCGTCGCTACGCCAGAGCAGCAGCAGGCCGACCCCATCGAGACGTTCGACCCGCCAACGACCTGGGCC